ATGCCGCTTTCGGACACACGAATCCGCAAACTGGAGACCCGGGAGAAACCGTACATGTTACGGGACGACCGGGGACTCTACCTCGAGATCCTGCCGAACGGAGCGAAGTACTGGAGAATCCGGGTCTGGTTCAACGGCAAGGAAGTAAAGCGCAGCCTTGGAGTCTATCCCAGGGTGACGCTTGCTCAAGCTCGAGCCAAACGCGACGAGTATCACGCGAAAATATCCGCGGGTGAAAACCCCTTCAAGGAAACTTCTACCGGCTGCACTTTCGATGACGTGGCCAAAGAGTGGATCGAAAAGAAAGTCCTCCCAATTCGAGATCCAGATCATGCTGAAGCCATCAAATCCCGCCTCAGGCGCCTGGTGTCCCCATTCATCGGGAATCGTCCGATAGAAGCGATCCAACCCATGGAGCTTCTCGACGTGATACGGAAGATCGAGGGGCAGGGAAAGCACGAGATGGCTCACCGTATTCTCCAGCACTGCAGCCAGGTTTTCCGGTACGCAATTGCCACAGGGCGATGCCCGAGAGATACGGCAGCGGACCTCCGCGGTGCCCTGGTGCCCGTTAGGCGGAAACATATGGCTACTTTCACGGAACCGGAAAAGATAGGTGCCCTTATGCGGGCAATCCAAGGGTACGACGGCTCGATCATCATCAAATGCGCGATGCATTTGGGGATCCTGACGTTTGTTCGCCCTGGAGAGCTTAGGCAGGCAGAGTGGTCCGAATTTGATCTGTCGAAGGCTGAGTGGAAGATCCCTGCAGCGAAGATGAAGATGGAGCGTCCTCACGTTGTCCCGCTTTCCAAGCAAGCTCTCGAGGTCCTCGCTCAGATACGCCCTATAACGGGCGCTGGGCGCTATCTTTTCCCCTCGGTAAGGACATTCGCTCGCCCTGTATCGGATGCCACCGTTAACGCGGCCCTGAGGCGTATGGGGTATGAGAAAGAGGAACTGACGGGCCATGGATTCAGGAGTATGGCTTCGACGGTTCTCAATGAACAGGGATGGTCTGCAGAAGCGATAGAGAGGCAATTGGCGCATGTGGAAAGAAATAGCGTAAGGGCTGCCTACAACTATGCTGAGCATATGGAAACACGTCGCCAGATGGTGCAAGCGTGGGCTGATTGGCTTAGCCAAGTAGAGCAAAGGCAAAAAAATGGGCTGGCTTAACGTCTTGATAAATAGGTTCTGATGGAGCGTTGCTTTGTAATAACTCATGCATAGCGGGAAGCATGTTTTTCGAAGTGTTTTTGTGTCTCAGGAATTAGGAACAAACCATCTTGTGTCTCATATATCCAATAATACGAGACGCAAAGTGACTGTAGATAATACTGGGAGATTGGATTAGAATACGTCATTTCCTTCTGCTATGTTAAGTAGCTCTCTGAAAGCGTAAATACTTGGGCGTCTTCCTCTGCCTTCAGCTAAGGGGGTTAAAAGGTCAGCTTCTCTCAGGAGAGACAGTATCCGGCCCGCAGTGGGTTTGGGAATCAATGAATGCTCGATAAATGTTGTCGAGGTGAAGATAGGTGTCTGGAAAATAAAATCGACCGCAGCTATAGAATATTGCGAATGTGTGATCTCGACGACCTGCTTTTTAACTCTGTCGTAAAGAGCAAGCACATCTCTTGTTTTCTTTTCATTGGATTTTGCCTGTTGCGATATTCCTCGGAGAAAAAATGAAATCCACCCTGTCCAATCTCCCTTTCCCGAAACAGCGCGAAGCCTTTCCTGGTACTCTTCACGCCGTGCTTCTAAGTAGCCGCTCATATACAGATCAGGACTATGAAGGAGCTTTCTTTGGTAAAGAAAAAGTGGAATCAACATTCTCCCAAGACGCCCATTGCCGTCCTTGAAAGGGTGTAATGCTTCGAATTCAACGTGCAGAATAGCGAGTTGAACGAGAGTATCAAGTTCCCTGGTTCCGTTAAGGTACCTTTCCCATTCATCCATGCCACTCTGCAGATGTTCTGGTGAAATGGGAACAAAGCTGGCCTCTTCAACAGTGCAACCTCTTGCACCTATCCAGTTTTGTTCTTTTCTGTATTGTCCAGGTGATTTATCACGTCCTCGCACCCCGCGCATGAGCAGGGCATGAGCTGCTCGAAGGATTTGTTGTGAAAGGGGACGAGCTTTCATTTCCGCTAAACAAGCTTTCATCGCCCTCCTATAATTCAAGACCTCTTCTGCATCGTCACGTTTTGGTTGCGATATCGGTTCACCTGTACCCCCCGCTTCTATTTCTAAGACTTCTCCAATTGTGATAACCGTGCCTTCAATCTTGGAAGATAAGACAGCTTCTTGCGTTGTTAAGGGGGAGAGGAGGATGTCGGCATTAGGTATTGTCGATAAAAGGCCGTCATAACGCGCTAGATCAGCGTTTGCAGGTCCGATTAAGGGGATCAATTTTTCCCAAGCCACATTTTTGGGAGGGAACTGCCCATAATGGTAGGTAACCGTAGAGTTTCCCAAATGTCTCCCACCCTTTCTATTCAGAGTAAGTAATTGAGGGTAGATATGGTTTAACACCAGATAGATTGTGTCTCATGGATGAGCAGCAAAGTCCGTAGTAGCTCATAAAAAGCATTATATGATATGCAAAAACGGAGGGCCAGCATACGGGCGTGTAAGCTAGAAAAATCCGTTCAAAGATCCAAAGCTCCCTGGTTACCTGCCTGCACGGTGTACTTTTCGTGCTTTCTTAAGGGTGACGTTTCCCTGCCCTCCGAAGGGCATATCGATCTTCTTTCCTGCAAGGAGTTCCGAAATAGTCAGGATTTGCAGGCGAGGATGAGAGGTCCCCGATCCTGGGGAGTTGTAGAATCCGGCTTCGGCGGCTTCGGAGCGCATGGGCTGGGTGGGGTCGCTCATGGAGATGAGGACGCCGATTTGAGCCTTTTCCCGCTCGATGACGGCTCGGAGGTCACGGACAAAATGAGCGCCGACGTTGTGTCCGGCCTTGACGGAGAAAATGATCTGCTTCGTCTTCCCACCTTCGGCCTCGTCGTGGAAATAGAGCCGTCCGTCAATACCCTTGTCGCTACCTTTCTTCTGCTCAGCCGGGCGGGCTCCCACAAGGCCGAGAGCCCACCATTGGAACTGGTACTGGTCTGAGTCGGCTAAGGCCTGGGCGTCAGGGAGGGAGACGGGTTCGCCGATGACTTTGTAGGAAGCCGCAGCACCGAAGGAATCAAAGAGGCGGGACTTGATGAGGGTGATTGCCAGGTGGGTAATATCGATTCCGATCCAGGATCGGTTCAGGCTCTGGGCGGCGGCGACGGCGGTGCCGCACCCGCAGAAGGGGTCCAAGACTACGTCACCAGGATTCGAGCTGGTGTTAAGTATACGTTCCAGAAGGGGCTACAGGGTTTCTGTGTGGGATAGCCGAGGCGCTCCGCTGCTTGCGAGTTGATGGGAGGGATGTCTTCCCAAAGAGCCTGTAGCGGGATGCCACGCATATCGTCAAGATATCTTTTTAGCCTTATTCCACCCTTTTTTGTAAAGTGCAGCCTGTTTTCCTGATCGTAAATTTTCATTGTTTCCGGAGGGCAACGCCATAGGGAAGTACATCCCTTGTATTCGTACTCGTAACCGCCACCCGTAAGTCCTTTTGCGCTTAGATCATAGTCGGCCCAGAGTCGGCCATCCGGGTCCTGGTTTCGGAATCGCGCAATGTATTCCTTAGGGTAGGGTCGATAAGTGGCGTTAAATGTAAAATCTTCAGTTTTTGAATAAAAGAGCAATATATCGACATTAGCTCCATAACGGTTTGAGTCGTTATGGGCGGTTGTCCGTTTCCATGTAATTTCATTTTGGTAGTTCACCGGTCCGAAAACCGCGTCCATGAGCAACTTGAGGTAGTGGCTTGCAGTGGGGTCACAGTGGAGGTAGATGCTCGCAGTGGGTTTCATGACGCGGCGGAGCTCCACCAGGCGTGGAGCCATCATGGCAAGATAAGCCATCATGTTGGAAGGGCCTAGCAGGGTATGGAAGGCTTGTAGGGCTTTAGATACCGCTCCTCCAGATTCTACAGTCTCCTGGTAAGTCTTGGCCGCGCTCTGGTCCCAGTGCCACGTGTCCTCGAAGGCTTTGATCTGGGAGGCGGACTTAGTGCCGTTTTCCCCCTTCTCAGCGAAGAGGACGTTGTATGTGGCATTTGAGTTGAAAGGTGGGTCGAGATAGACGAGATCGACGGATTCATCCCCGATGTAACGGCGCATGACGTCTAGGTTGTCGCCATAGTAGAGTTGGTTGATCAAAGCCGGTTCCCTCCCAAAATAGAGAGTGTCGTATGAATGAGCCGGGGGTTTAGCAAGCCTTATATCGAACTAGTTCCTACTTGCAGTTCTTGTTAGCTTCCTTTGCCTTGCATTCGTTGCAAAATTCCCCCGATGTTGGTTTCGTATAAGAAGTTGCCGTCGGGTTTGAGGGAAACCTGGAGCAATTTCTACACCAATGCCATGTGTCACCTGGTCCCTTATAGTAGGTGGTCGTAAAAATCGCCTCCTTAATGCCCCCGGCTCAAATTCCTTATCCTTAGAAAGCCCCTGCAGTTGCTCTTTCCTCATATTTTAATTTCCTTATTTCCCGATATTTCATGATCCCCCATGCAATTCGCCTTGTCTATAAGGGATTCCCTTATTCTCAATAAGTTATCTAACGAGGTTTAGAGATTACAAGGGCTAAGGATTTGTTCGCCTCAGTGCAACCTTCGCATTGAATCCCTCATCCAGATTGTTTTCATATAAGTAGTCGTTTAGGGGCAATCAGTTATCTGCCTGGTCGAAAGTGTCAGCAAGATCTGATTAACTAGCTTTGAGATCAAGGAAGGCGAGGAATGTTTTGCCCATGTTCAGGAGGCTCCTAAAGGAAAGACACAGCATCATCAAAGCCGTGAAGTATAGGATTCTTAGGCTGAGCGGAGCGCCATTTGCTTCACGAAAGGGGCACCACACTGGTATATCAGAGAGGTACGCGAGTGTAATGAAAACACAGGCAAGGAAGGAAAAACTTATGCACCCGAAATCGTATTTGAGGTTGGAAAAGTAAAGGAAATAGTAGGATTGCCGGCCTTTGGTTTCCAGGTCCCTTCTCTGAAGCTCGTTTATGATGCCCCAATCCACTAATCCACAACAGATAGCGATGGAGGCAAGGGCTCCAGTAAAGAGTATGCCGAGGACGGTCGGCAAGGAAAGGATGAATGTTCCCATACCTCCGGTTGGAGAGACGAGAGAAAGATAACTTGCGATGGTCGCAAAGAAATAAAAAGCTGGGGCTTTGAGGGTCGAATTGGTTAGCCATTCTGATAGAGATGTCGACATGGACCTCATCAATCGTTACCAGCCTTTCGCTCGATCATGCCAAAAAAACGACAAATAAGACAAGGTATGTTCATTTTTTAGGATATGCCAGTCCGTGATTATCCCATATTTTTGAAAAAAAAGGCTCCAAGTGATCTGACAATAGGCTCTCCCCTTTATTGATAGCGAAATCATAATGGACATAATCTTGTAGGGCTTCTCCCATAAGACGGGATGTTCCAGCTATTTCGGGAATAAAAAATCGACAACCCTTTATGTTTATCAACCCTAAGCGAATCTTAAAAGGTTTGGTTGTTGATAATTTATTATCGAAAAAGGCAAGGATGTTTCGGGTAGCAATAAAAGAAAGATATTCAATTTCTTTCGAGTTAAAGGATAAAAAGTTCATCTCTCTGGACAAAAAAGGTCTCTGATTTGCTGCACATATTAACCCGTTTCTGAAAAGCTGGGTGTAGGAAAAAACATGGAACCTAAAATCGCCACTACCGTCTTGTTGGGGATCTGCATTCATGTTTACGAACCCATCATCATTCTGTCTTCCAGCGGTCCAGCCATTAATCTGGAACACGTTCGATAAAGGAGGTTCCTCTAAACAGAGTTGTCCTGTTTTAGAATACGAAAAATCGAATGTTTCTCCTGGATAAGCCTTGATGTATAGCGTTGGGCCATGGATCCATTCAAATACATTCCTGGTCAACGGGGATTCTTTTGGGTAGGAAAGCGCCAATTGCCTGTCAGCCTGGAATAAAACTTTTTCATCAAAACTGGTGAAGTTATCTTCAGCGTGAGAATTTTCACTAGATGGCAGACTCTCATAAATAAGCAACAAATGTGTCTTCAGATCATTAACGAGATCTCTAAATGTCTTTTCATTCGTTTGAATTTTGGCCTGTGGGGCAAAGTGGTATGTAATTGTGCATCTTTTTGAAGCTAAATCAAATGGCAGTTGCCTAGGGCTTCCATAGCATGTGTTCAATATCGGCAGAATTCTCTCTTCCCCTAGGCGAGACAGAGCGTACCCATATTCCACCAGAACATTTGGGTTAGGAGTAGGTTTCTTGTGTGGTTTGCCAATAATCGTAAGGTCTGGAACAAAGACGGAAGCGTCGTTAATCTTGCTGAAGATGCTTTCCGTTATTGAGGGACTACCTGGCAGACCCTTGGTGTCGTGATCAATCCGTATTGGTTTAATAAGGGAATAATCCTTGTTGATTTCGGCACATGCAGTCTCCAAAGCCCTTAGAATAAACGAATAATTGGTTTCCTTTGGAGAATCGCTTTGCCAAGAAAAGAAGATTGTAAATGCCATCCAAATACCTCCAAGCTAGCACAAAAGAGTAAAGGAAATTATATCCCCCTCTTCGGTTTCCCCATCCAGACCGTTTTCACAACAGGACCCACCAGCAAAACAGGCCTGTCCTTGACTTCTTGTTCGACTCTTTGTTCAGTCGCACTCCATTCCTTGGACAGGTCGGAGTTCTCCCATCATCTTACCGAGTATCCTGAAACGACCTAAGAGGCAGGATTCTCCTAACATCTGGACGGGCGGCTGGCTTCTGGAGGTGAGCTCGAATCCTTGAGTGGTAATGGCAACCCGTTTCAAGAAAACAGCCCCTTCAAGCACAACGATGGCGACGTCTCCGGATTCGACGGTTTCCGCAGGGTTGATGATGATCTCTCCTTTGGGGTGAATCCTGAAGCCCTCCACGAGAAAGGGCTCGCTATCCACTGCAAATGGTGGGGCATCGACATCCAACTGCCCGATTTTGTCGAGAATGTAATACGTCGGCCTCTCTGCAAGGGCCGCCTTCTCGTCTCTTGACAGGCCGGGGCTGCAAAACTTAGGAACGTCCCGGAATGGGATAACGGGAATTTCGATCGTATCCATGATGGGACCTTTTACATTGCAAAAGTCGTTTTTGGGTTGAGAGGCAAGGAGCTCGTTCATCTTCTTCTTGAAATCCAGATAGGATTCCTTGTCTTTCGGAGATTGTTCTCGGAAATTCCAGCCTGGTGGCCCCGTAAAATCTTCAGAGCTCATTGGGTTTCCCTCCCCTTTGTTTAAGAACCTAACGGTCTCTATGCCTTCCAAAGGATCTTGAACCACCCGCATTCCGCATCTTTCAGTGGACTCAAATTCCCCTTTTTGGTTTACCCATCCAGATCGTGGTCACGACGGGGCCGACCACGCGAACAAGCCCGCCTTCAACTTCTTCCTTCGTAAAAAGGTGCTTCTTATATGACGGGTCTGCTGATTCGATGCGGAGGCCGTCTCCTGGGAGCGAGTAGACGTACTTGATCGCTGCCTCGTCAATCCCGAAGCACACCAGGCATGTATCCCCGTAGCGGATCTCCATGTTGGGATTGATGACCGCCAACGAGCCGTCCTTGACGTCCGCAGCTTCCATTGACGTGCCTTCAACGCGGACTCCGAAAATCGGATGCTCACCCTGGGGCCCGAGGTCTTCCGCAGGGAGCGGGATATGCTCTATGGCTTCCATGTTCACGCCGTGGAGGCCGAATCCTTCTCCTGCGCAGGCGACGTAAGACGGGTGGAGGATCGGCACTAGTATCTGGTTGGGGATAGGGATCGCTCTATCCTTGGTAATTGGGTGTGAAGGCTGTTCATTTAATAATTCGGACACGGAGATTTCGAGAGCTTTTGCTAAGGCATGAAGATTTTCGGAGTCAGGAGAAAAGATTCCTTTTTCCCAGGAAACGATCGTTTGTCTAGCAACTCCAACCCGAAGGGCAAGTTCTTGCTGGGTAAGCTTTGCTCTTTCCCTCATCTCTTTTGCTCTCTTCCCATTAAACATGAGTTTCCCTCCCCCCCCCTTTTGTCACGTCTACATTACAACCTGCCACGACAAGGTCAAGACAAAAACGCAAGACACTTCGTGTCTCGCTCACTTGACATAGGGAATTATGTCGTGTATATAAGACTTGCAAACATGACATATAGAGGGAGGTGAAACGGATGAATTTAAACGAAGTAATAAGGGATCGTAGGAAGGAGCTCGGTCTAACCCAGCAAGAACTTGCAGCGCGTGTCGTGGTTGCGCGACAAACGGTTGTAGCTTGGGAGAAGGGGGACGTAATCCCTGAATTAGCAAATATTGGTGCCTTGGAAGAGGTTCTGCAATTAACTAAAGGCTCTCTGTTTCTAGCTTCACAGGGCGTCGGAAACCCTACATCGTCCCCGCGGCTGGCATCACAGGAACGCTGCGGGGACTCATCGGAAGCCTGAATCAAGCGAGTTCTTTGTCGGACGATCCAGGCGAAGCTCTCGGCATCGCGAATGATCTCGAGGACGGCAGGGCGGACGAGGGCGGAACAATCGCTTTTCTTTCGGAAATGAGGAGCCTGCTAGGCCAGGGATCGAAGTTTCTGGAAACGATAGGGGGGTGAATGGGCGTGTGCAAAACGGTCCGGTTGAGACTTTGTCTAGAAAACACAGAAGAGTTCATGGCTTGGGTGAAGGAAATGAATAACATTGCCACAGAAGCGGAAGCCCTCGCTAACCGTGTCAAAAAAGCAATTGTACAGGCTTCCGAACTTAGAAAAGGGGCCGCGCCCGTGGATTTATAAAACGGAGTACAGGATTATCTCATCACTTTAGGAGAATAACTTCTCAATTTCCTTGTCGACTTTGTTGAGGTTCGACTCGAAAGAAGCATCACAGGAAAGTTCAATTTTGGTTCCACATCTGGAGCAAATAAGAGTCTTTTTGTCGATGGCGTCTTGAAAAGTTGCTTTTAGGGTTTTCCCGCATTTGGAACATTTTAATTTTACTTCTTCCTTCTTGACGCTCGTCCTCATCGCCTCCGAAGCTTGGGCGCGGCTCCTATAAGGTATCACTTGGTCCGTAAAATTTCATGAAAAGCACCAGGGGCTTCGGTTCCTGAAATTTGTCGGGAGGGGGTGAGGAAATGCTCGCAGCGGAGTCAGGACCCAAAAAGAGCAAAGCCCGCTTTCGTAGCTTAGGGGGCGACGAGGCGGGCTTTGCTCCTGGTACTGGTAAAGGGAGTTACGACGCAATCCTAGACCCGAAAAGCATAAAAGGCAAGTCTCTTTTTATGACTAAAAGGAATCATAAAAAAACAAAAACAAACAAAACTTATTGAAAGTGAACAGGACATTTTCAAAAAATATAAGCCCGCCAAAAGGCGGGCCTACGCTAAGAGAGGTGGTATGGCTAGAAATTTCTTCGCCGAGAGGAATTTTATAGGGAAAAGTCATTTCTGTATAGAAAGTTAATAAGAGCACAAGTGAGCAAAACAGATCAAAAGCATCTGGTCCGGAGATTGAAATTGAGCCTGGGGGCCAAGAATGTGGTTCCTGAAATCGAGGGGGGTGAAGAAATTGACTCGTCTTTCCGAAATGCTGCAGGAGTTGATCGTCGAGCTTAGGCGAACCAACCAATTCCTGCAGCAGCAATCGCAACCAGAAGCTCTAACGATCAAGTCTCCGGCACTCAGTCCAGAAGAAGGCGAGGAAATCCGCGCGATTATTCGACAATGCCGAGAGAAACGGCGGCGATCTGGTCAATAAAAACAACAAGGCTTTCAATTTTTTGAATTTTTATTTTCATGTCATTTGAGAGGAGTGATACATCTTCAAGAACGATGAACCCGCCCTTTGTTCTATGAGGCGAATCTGGGTTTTCCTCAAGACCTTTTTCGAAGACGGAAAACCCGCAATCGATAAGATAATCAACAATCTCTTTCATTGTAAAAGCCGGGTTAAACAATATCTTCCCTGTTTCGCTTTCTAAGATCGTGGATTTGGAAATCTTTCCGCAGAAGACGCCTGAGCTGGTGAATAGAAAAATCTTGTACCTGGAACAGTAAACAGGGGGTAAGTCGGGGAAAGTGGACAAGGCTCGAATAACTGCTTCTTTCAAAGAAATGGCATCCATATCGGGTCCCTCCTGAAGATTAATATTGGCCACACCGGCTAAAGAAAATGCCTGTTTAAAAAAACACTAAAGGCTCAATAGTTATTTCTTTTTATCTGGTTTCTTTTGAGAAAGAGCACTACCAGCGATAGCTTTATCCGTTTTTGAGGATTTAGGGTCATTCAAAACTTTACCAGCTTTTGATGCGACCTTATCGCTAGTCGTTTTGCACTTACCCATTAGATCGCCTCCTTGGATCCGGTGTGGCCTGATTGGATTTTAACCCTTAAGCAAGAGAAGTTTATTGAAATTAACAATTCAAATCCTATAAGGAAAGAGAGCACCCAGGGGCTATGGTTCCTGGAATCGGTAGGGGGGTGAAGAAATGAAGATCGGATTGTTTTATCGGTGTCTTGGGGATGGGGAAACAGTAGGGGCTTTCCAGGTCGAGGTGGTTGTCGGAGACACCGCAGAAAACCTCAAGGAATTGGATCGTGCTTTCGAAGAATTCAGGCGCGACATGGGCCAAATCCTAGAGGCGGGAATTCCCCTGAAACTGGCTGAAATCCAGAGATTGATCCCAGAGAACAAAGATTTTTTGCCGCCGGACTAGTGCTTCCTATCTGGAGCTATGCAAATTCTCCATGTTGATTTCCAAGTCTGAGATGCGGTTTTCTAATTCTTCGATCTTAGAAATCAAATTCTTGTTTAGAAAAAGGACTAGAGAATCGAGGTCCTGGTAAACGGCATAAGCCTCCCTATTGGAGGAGTTCACGCTAGAAGGCCGAGGAATTTTTCTAATCGGTGACCGTCTCCCTTCTTTAGTCCGGCGGCAAATTAAGGGTAGCACTTGACCGCGATAATTTCATGAATCGAAAAGGGGGGTGAAGAAATGGAGCAGCAGGCATTCCAGCAACCGCAGATCCCGTCACTGCCGGAATTCAGTCTGGTTCGAGTGTCACAGATCGTACAGATGATTCCCATAAGCGAGGCAACCTGGTGGAGATGGGTCCGGGAAGGGAAAGTCAAAAGGGGAATCAAGCTTGGGGCGAACGTTACGGTGTGGAAGCTGGCGGATGTCCGTGAATTCATCGAAAAGCTGGCAGAGGAGACCGAGCCTCAGGAGACGAAAAGAAAACGAGGGCGCCCGCCGCGGGATCCCTTCGGGAGGAAGCCATGAAAACCTATGTCGCATTCCGCAAGGTCGGCTTCGCGATCCTTTGCACCGGTTTTCTCGTGGGGGGCTCGACACTCGCCATCCAGGAGTGGCGGCTCCAAAAGCTGGAGGCTCTGGCTTCCGCAGGGGTAATGGCCGCTTCCATCGATGCGCAGGAATCCCGAATGTCGGATCGCCTGGCTCAGTTCTTCTCAAGAGCGAATCCCCGGCTAGGCAAAGAGACGGCGCTTTATCTGGCTTATGCGGTCCAGGAAGCCGCAAACCGTTATGACCTACCCGAGGCCATCCTTGCCGGCCTCATCTACACCGAATCGCGGGCGGATCCTGCGGCCGTAAACAAGGGCTGTTATGGGCTCACGCAGGTGCATTGGGCCGTGTGGGCCCGAACCCTTACGAAAAACCATCCGGAAATCTTTGGCAAGGCGGACCTGTATGAACCGAGGCGATCGATTCTTGCCGGCGCCTGGATCCTGAGGCACTACCTGAACAGGTACGGCGACATGCAACTGGCGCTCCAGGCTTATTCGGGAGGGGCCAGATGGTACCCGGCGAAGGTGCAGAAGGCTGCCGCCAGCCTGTGAGGGAGGGATCGGCATGGAGGATACCGCGGTAAAAATCCGTAGCGCGAGCCAAGTGTCGGATGCCCCGTGCTGCAGGCGATGCGCCTTCTGGGATTCCTGGGCGTCCGGGGGAAAGAAGTCCTGTGCCACACTCGATGTCCTGACGTGGCCGGGAGAAGTTTGTGATCTATTCACCGAGTGAGGTGACATGAATGACGAAAAACGGAATGCAGGTTTTCAAGTATGGGGTCCCTTTCAAAGGGGCAGGATTTATCCAAAAAAGCGTGAGGGTTGCGATCGACGAGAACGGTTCTCCCTGGTGGGTTCTTGCCGATGTGTGTGAAGTTCTGGAAATCTCAAATGCCCGCAATGTTGCCGCTCGTCTCGAGGAGGACGAAAAGGGTGTCCGTCTGATGGACACCCTTGGCGGAAAGCAGGAACTGACCCTCGTCAACGAGGCCGGTCTCTATTCAGTAATCCTCCGTAGTGACAAACCAGAGGCCCGGCGATTCAAAAGGTGGATCACCCATGTCGTTCTGCCGGAGATCCGCTCCCGGGGATCCTATGGTTTTCAAGATTCCCGTATCCCCAGGACACTTCCCGAAGCCCTTCGGCTGGCTGCGGAAATTGAAGAGAAAAGAGTCTTGCTGGAAGAGGAAAACCGTTACCTGGCGCCCAGAGCATTAGCCTGGGAGGCCACCGCTTTTGAAGGTTCGGAAATGTCTCTGCAGGCTCTAGGGAAAGAGCTGGCCCGGTTTGGCATGGGGCCCAGGAAAATCTTTGAAGCCCTTGGAGGCATTGGGGTCCTTTACCGCCTTGACGGATATTGGGTTCCCCACCAGGAGCACATCGATGCCAAACGCTTCCGAGTGATTCGGGTCAACAAGGTTATCGAGGGAGAACCCCGCACTTGCATGAAGACCCTGGTAACCCCCAAAGGCAGGGACTACGTGGCGACCCTCCTGGCCGGAAGGCGAGCGGCGGCATGAATTTCTTGATGAACGCGGCGGACGTGCGCGGGCTGATTCGATCCTTATGCGACGGAGATAGATGTCCGAGGGAATCAAGAAAATTCTGGACCGTGGGGCACTTGAGCAATCTCGCGTCCTGGGCGGACGAGCAGGAAGAGGAAGAAAAGGTTGACCTTTCCTGCTTTGTTCAAGCCGCCATGAGTAACGGGCAGATGAATTCCTGCAGGGCATCATAAAAGCCCGCTGGGTCAGAGCGGGCTCAGTGGAGGTGACTCGAACAGGAGGGGTACCCCTGATCGAATCGCATTATAAAGCATGCAATCCGCTAAGGCAAAGGGGAAAAAGGATAAAACTTTACGTGATTATTCTAATTATCGGTATGAAGCATCAAAAAAACGATATTGGTCGGTTTCCGCCTCAAATACCTATGTGTTCCCAATGGGGAGTGGTTGCATGGCCTGGATAGAGTCCCACGAAGGCTTGAGAAGTCATCCAAAGACGATGAAGGCAGCCCGTCTCTTGAGTATCCCCATACCCCAGGTCATCGGTCATCTGCACTGTTTCTGGTGGTGGGCCCTGAATTATGCTGAGAAGGGCTGCATGGCCAAATACGACAGCGCTGATATTTCCGATGGAGCCATGTGGACTGGAGATCCGGATCTTTTCGTGAAAGCTCTAGTCGATGCCCGCTTTATCGACGTAAGGGAAGGGCAACTGGTGATTCACGACTGGGACGAATATATCGGCCGCCTTATGGAGATCAGGGAGAGAGAAAGGGCCCGAAAAAGCAAATGGGTCAGGAATGCCAGAGGACATTCTGGGGAAAACCCGGTGAATGAACCGGATGGGACGGGGAATAGACGGGGTGTAGACGCGGAAGCGACGCGGAATAGACGCGGAAGTGACGTGGAAGGAACGCGGAATAGCGAGGTAGACCTAACCGAACCTAACCTAACCGAACCAGAAGAACAACCTGAAACTTCTGACGAAGTTTCAGGCGCCCGAGGCGCGGCCTCGCCTAGGGGGTTTCCTGAGGCCCCTTCCGTACCAGCTGTCGGACCAGAACTGGAAGAAACCCTTGGGAATGGTGAATTGGTTGGAAATCGAGGGACAGGGCATGCTCCGGGGAGCAGGGATAAACCTAGGGAAAACCCCGAGGTGACCAGAGAACGGATTCCTGCTGCGTTTCGGGAGACTTATGACCTTTTCCTGCTGAAAACCGGTAGAGGTTCCATTTCCAGGGAAGAGCTGGCAAGGATTGAGGCCCTGGAAAGGCTGCACATCCCTTCCCGGGTCCAGTCGGAAATCTCGAAGGCCCTGGAGCGGTTTGGGCGGTCGGGCAGAGCTCCCTGCGAACTCGACTGGAATTATCTGTGGGATTCGCTCAGACACCAGAAAACCGGCAAGACTGCACCAGGCGGCAAGGGGAACGGTAGCTCGGAATCGGGCGGGGGAAGGAGGCATGATCCGAAATGGCTGAAGCAGCTCGAAGCGTGGGAGAAAGGCACATAGAGAGGCTTGTTTCAGGTATCCCGGCCCTTGCGGACGCCGTCTCCCGCCTGGGCGAGAGGCCTGGAATCGGGGAAAGGGCGATGGTCTATATCCGGAGTATCTGGCCGGACGCTCTGCCTTCGGAACTGGGATCCTCGAGGTCGGATTTTGTCCTGGCCGAGCAGGCGGAGAACTGTCATGGAGCCTGCCCGGGTGTGCAGCGCTGCCCGAACAAAGGGTTCCGGCCAAGTGCATCCTGCGAGCCGTTCGGTGAGGGAGGAAGGGTTTTCGTGGTGAGGTGGGGGCGGTGCAACGCAAGAACCGTCATGGATGCCAAGGCGGTTGCAGAGAAGGCATTGGCCTGTGCCCGGGTCCCCGAGCGTTTGAAACACTGCACTTTTCCCACGTATCGGACGGCCAGCCTTGCCCCGGACGTCCTGAAAGCCAAGGGAATGTCTATGGCGGCCCTGGAGGACGGGAACAGTCTGATTCTCGCGGGGTCGAGCGGTGTCGGGAAGACTCATCTCGCCGCGGCCATGGTTAACGGGCGAGTCGAAAGTGGGAAAACCGCTTTGTTCATCTCGGTTCCGGAGCTCCTTGACGATCTCCGCAAGGCAATCTCGAGCGGGAAATCCTTGGATGCCATGGATGCGGTAAAGAAATCGGAGTTCCTGGCCATGGACGATCTTGGGGCGGAGCGTCTCACCGAATGGGTGGGGGAGCGCCTTTACATGATCGTCAACCACCGGTACCTGAACGGACTGCAAACCATCATCACCACGAATTCCGAGAATGCCGCGGAACTGGTGCTTCGTCTCGGGGATCAGGGAGAGCGGATCGTTTCCCGCCTCGTGGAGATGGGAGCCTGGTGTGGAATCAAGGCAGAGGACTACCGGTTCATGCGAAAGACGGCAGAAGAAAAGGGACCGGGGAAGGCGAAAAGGGCCGGCAGCCCGACGATGCAGCCTGCGATGGCTGATATCCCGTTCTGAAAAGGGGGAAAACCTATGACTGTGAAGGTTCCGGTGCGTTTCAGGAAGCTGGTCCCCGAGGCGATCATTCCGAGTTATGCCCATCCGGGCGATGCAGGTGCGGACCTGTATGCCCTGGAGGACACATGGGTGGCGCCGTATTCGACCGTTCCGGTGAGGACGGGGATCGCCGTGGAGATCCCCGAGGGATGGGAGATCCAGATCCGCCCACGTTCCGGTTGGGCCCTGAAGTGTCTGGGGTATCTCCTCCCGAATTCTCCAGGGACGATCGACAGCGGTTATCGGGACGAGGTGAAGGTGCTGGTAAGGAACACATCGGTTTCAGCCCTTGCCATTTCCCGCGGAGATCGGATCGCCCAGGCGGTGCTCTCCAGGGTTTACGAGATCGCTTGGATAGAAGTCGAAGATCTGGAGGAATCGGTCCGGGGGTTGGGCGGCCTGGGATCCACGGGGCGGTGAATCCCCTTGGAACTCGAGATCGGGGCAAAGTACAGGATAAGGGCGAAATCACAAGGGCCCCATTTCGGGCCTATACCGGGATTGTCGCAGGAAGATCCGCTGACCGCCTTTCTTGAGGGTGTTGAGAGGGGGTTTAGAACAAGACATTTTCTGTTCAGGTCCCGGGCAGGATGGAGGATTTCCCTGAGTGATTGGGAAATAGCCCGGGAGTACGAGATCAAGGCGGGCTGAGGGAGGCGGGGAGGGTGAGCCACTGGGAACTGCAGGAAATGCTCGAAGCGATCATCGAACTGCTCTTTCGGTCTCACCCCTGCGGGCTGCGGGTCCTCGTAGGGGAGATCCCGGCCCCGTCATTCGAGGACCTGGTCATGCGAGCTCTTGAGGAAAATATCCTATTAAACTTCGAAAAAGCGGATCAAATACTTTCGTTGTATGATAATAATTATCAAATAAGAATAGGAGGGGTAGATATGAATATAGAGTTTTCGCTATTGCTAATATTGCTTCTTCCTGGATTCCTAAGTTTATGGATCTACAAACAAATTACGGTAGAGGATATTGACCGTCGTGGTGAATGGACTCAGGTCGCCCTTGGCTTTTGCTTTGGAGTCCTAAATTTATTTATATATTCTTTGATATCCAAAACGATTAACGTTGATGTTCCCATTATTGAGAATATGACTTTTCAATTCCAATAAAAAATCAGATTAATGGGCTTATGGTTATAGGATTTTGGGGCAATTATGCCATTTTAGTGGTCATTGCACTAATAAATGGGTTGGTTGTGGGGGCTAATGCAAGGTTGGGAAATACTGCCCACCCATTTCTTGCCTAAATTAGCAGGGAAAATACTTAATAAACAAGTTCAGACAAAGGACGAAACCGGTCTTGGGGAATTGATAGATAAGCTAAAACCTCGATACACAACGGTGGTTCGGATATATCCATTAGGGTATCCAGAAAAAGCGCTTGTTGGCATGTTTGGCGGTTTTTCAGAAAGCGAAGGTCAGATATTGATACAGGATGAATGCCTGTTCCGTCAAACGGTCTTAGATGATCAGGGTAATAATTGGGGAACATTCCGGACAGATAACCCAAGTCGAACTTGTGTGGATTTTAACAAGGGCATTGTTATCGAATTTCAAGACACACCAAAAGATTACCAAGAAGAGTATCGCGCTTGGTTGATGAGGGAGTTTGAAGGAAAACAAGGTAGCGTTTGATTATTTGCTTTTTTCGGGTGCCTTAGGGAGAGGCTTTACCGGCGGTGGCGTCGGTTTTGATCCGGATGGAGGTTGATATCCTTTTTTGTGGACAGCAACAGGCGGTAGTTCTTTTTTTTGATCCTTTCCCATGAGGAATCCTCCTTTTAAAAAAGCGTTTACTTGTAACCTAACAGATTCTACCATGAAGGGTGGTTAATCATATGCCCCGAAAAGAAATCTGTCTTTCTGAAAGCCTTACTGTCCGGTTTTCTCTTCAGGAATACGAATGGCTTTCTAATGAAGCCTTGAGGACAGGAAGATCCAAAGGGAATTTTCTACGAAGCCTTATCCTGGAAAAAATATCGGATTCGAGAGAAAAGCACTCTCATTGCTAATAAAGCAAAAGTGAACATGCTGCGGCTGGCGAATAAACGAAGCAACAGTAGGAATCGAAAAAAAAGGGGGCGCAAGGGTGAGCCACTGGAAATTGCAGGAAATGCTCGAGGCGATCATCGAACTGCTCCTTCGGTCTCACCCCTGCGGGCTGAGGGTTCTTGTGGGGGAGATCCCGGCCCCGTCATTCGAGGACCTGGTCATGATGATCCACCAGGAAGGGGCTCCGGTCTCCGAGGTTCGAGTGAACGGCGGCCGGCCAACGGCAGAACAGGAATCCTGTTTTCTCAGGGCCGAGGCGATCCAGGAGGCGGTGGATCGATGCGGAGGATGGGAAGCGCTGATCGGAATGGCCAGGGCCTACAAGGAGGCCTGCCCGAGCAGCTGGAAGATATTCGTGGATCATATCGTCTGGGTGGAAAGCGGCGGGATGTCCAGGTTGGCAGGCGAGGGACAGCTCGAGAGGATCGCGGAGAAGCATGGCGTGAGCATCGACACCGTGAAACGCAGGCGCCATGAGGTTGTAGAAACGATCGCGCGAGCAGCCCTTCTGGTTCCCAGGGGCGAGTTGCAGCTATTGCCGAGCGATTAGGGCCTGCACTCTAAAAGCCCTTTGTGGCAGATTCTAAAGGCGCTTTGTAAGGTCCTTGCTGTGCTTTGGAAAGACTGGTTTCATATAAGGTGACGAAGTATCGGAAAGGGTTCATCCCCCTTGGTCCGGCCCCGGATTCTTCATGCGAGGAGTCCGGGGCTTCGTTTTGGAGGTGGGGTTCGTGGAATTTGTTCAGCCACTCCGGAGCCTGGCTTCTATCGACAGGATGAAGAAGGTCCTTCGGCAGCGGAACATCAGGGACTACACCCTGTTCATCCTGGGAATCTATACGGGTCTTAGGATCTCGGATCTTCTGAAGCTCAAGGTGGAGGACGTGTCCTTTCGCCTGGGGCCGAAGCTCGTGATCAGGGATCAGTTGGCACTGCGGGAGAGGAAGACCGGCGAAGGCCAAAAGTCATCATCCTCAACAAGGAAGCCCGGTCCGCTCTCCGGAGCTTCCTGAGCAAACGGTCTGCTCAAGGCTCGGATCCGATCTTCGTCTCGAAGAAGCCGGGAGAGGGCCATCAGCCTAAGCCGATCGGAAGGTGGCAGGCCCACCACATCCTGAACCAGGCGGCGCGTGAAGCGGGGATCCGTGACCGGATCGGGACGCATACTCTGAGAAAGACTTTCGGGTACCACAGTTACCGCAAGGGCGTCGACCTGACGATGCTGCAAAAGATCCTGAACCATTCCTCCCCCGCTTTAACCCTGGCCTATATCGGGTTCACGCAGGACGAGATAAATGATGTTTATATTAAACTACGCTACTGAGACGGCTTTGTGTTAAACGAAAACCCCGAATAATTAATAATAGTGGGACCTCCCCTGTTTTTGCCTTTCCCGGGGAGTGCGCCATGCCAGGCCACTCGGCATCACGACCGGAGTTATGGGTTGTCGAGCCCATCACACACAAGATAGATATGTTTGATAAGGGGGCAAAAACATGCCTTTTTCGCCCAAAAAGCCCTGTGCTTACCCGGGATGCGGTGTATTGGTAGATAGAAAACAAGTCTACTGTGCAAAGCATAAAAGGGAGAAAAACGCGGCGGTGAACGCTAACAGGGAGTCAACAGACAAGTTTTACAACACCCAAAGATGGAAGAAGCTCCGAGCGTTTTTTAGGAAAAGGCACCCCCTCTGTGAGGAGTGTCTGAAGGAGGGGCGTCTCAACCCGTCGATCATCGTCGACCACATCAAGCCGATTAAGGAAGGCGGGTCACCACTGGCTTGGGACAATCTCCAGGCGCTTTGTTGGTCCTGCCACTCGATGAAGACGCTGCGGGACAGGCGGGGGGGAGTCAAAAGTCCAGCGCAAACCGTTCCGGCAGCGCCGGTGGAGTCACGCGCGTGTTTCCGCGAATTGAGCGAGGGGGGGTAAAAATGGTCGTCGGAAGGAAGCCTAAACCGCCCGCGTTGAAGATCCTCGAGGGCAATCCCGGGAAGAGAAGGATAGAAACCGACATCCCTCAGCCGGATGATAGGATCCCGACCTGCCCTCACTGGTTGGAGGAAGCCGCGAAGGTCGAGTGGATGAGAGTCGCTCCGGAATTGAACCGACTCGGGCTTTTGACCCGGGTAGATCGGGCCGCGTTGGCTGCTTATTGCCAGTCGTATGCCCGCTGGCAGGCGGCAGAGACAATCCTCTCATCGGAAGGGATTACTTGCGAGTACACGAACAAGAACGGGTCAACCAACACCACCTTGCGGCCGGAAGTGCTTGTGGCCAAGCAATACCTGCAATTCTTACGGGCTTTCTGCTCGGAGTTTGGCCTGACCCCCTCCTCGAGAGCCCGCATGGTGCTTCCGAAAGATGAAGAAGATGATGAAGAAAACGATTTTCGCCGGCTTCTGGGAGGCAAGTTAGCGACATCCTGATGTCGCGGTACTTTCTTTGAGCAGACGGAATGGACGAACCCCTGGGACCCGGCGCCTCACCGGATGGTCCCAGGGGTTCTTTGTGTGACCCGCACCATGTGCGGCACCTCCAATATATTACTATGTGGAGGTGTCAATCGCAATATGTTTACTAAAAGAGAATACCAACCATTTTTCCGAACTTCTTTGGGCACCCTCCTGCAGGGGGATTGCCTGGAGATCATGCCGGCCATGCGTCCCGGAATCTTTGATCTGATCCTTTGTGATCTTCCTTATGGGATCACGGACCTGGAATGGGACAAGAGGATCCCCATGGAGCCGCTTTGGAGGGAGTACTGGCGTCTCCTGAAGCCAAACGGATCGGTTGTTCTGACAGCCCAGCAGCCTTTTGCGACGGATCTGATCCAGGCGGCCAGAAAATTCTTCCGATACGAGCTCATCTGGGAGAAGACATGCGCCCTGGGCTTCCTGAACGCAAAGAAGATGCCTCTAAGGGCACACGAAAACCTCCTCGTTTTCTACCGGGCCCTTCCCGTCTACAACCCGCAGATGGTTCCCGGAGCGCCCTACCGGCGCCGGTACAGTGCAAGAAAAGGAGGAATTTACCGGCCGACCCCGGGAGGAGAAACACAGAACGAGGGGTTCCGTTATCCGAGGAGCGTCCTTCGATTCGGGAATGGGAGAAGGACCGCTCATCCGACCGAAAAACCACTGCAGCTTTTCGAGTGGTTGGTAAGGACCTTCACGAACCCTCGAGGGCTTGTCCTGGACAACTGCGTGGGATCCGGAACGACAGCAGTGGCTTGCGAGAAAAGCGAGCGGAGATGGGTCGGGATAGAACGAAATGAAGATTACTGCCGGATGGTTGTTGAAAGGCTGGAAGGAAGAGAGGAAGAAGATGCCGAATCTGGATGAATATGTCAGCGGTGAGAGCCGATGGCTCACGTAGGGCGATTGAGATCTCTCCTGAAAGTTGCCCGGGACGAGGGATGGTCCTCCTGGATATGGAATGAGGCCGACGAGAAAGCGGTTCTAAGTGGATGCTGGTTCGACAGGGAATCGGCCGACAGAGTCGTGGTGTTCTTCGAGCGTTTCCTTCGGCACACCAAAGGGCAGTGGGCCGGCAAACCATTCACGCTTCTCGACTGGCAGAAGAACGATGTCCTGATGCCCCTCTTCGGCTGGAAGAGGAGAAACGGTTTCAGGCGTTTCCGGAACGCCTATGTCGAGATTCCCAAGAAGAACGGCAAGTCGGAGCTTTGTGCCGGCCTGTCTCTCTACCTCCTGGTGGCTGATGACGAGCCTGGCGCGGAAGTCTACGCCGCCGCAGCGGACCATGACCAGGCCTCCATCGTTTATGGTGAATCAGAAAGGATGGTGGCCGGGTCTCCGCCCTTGAGGAAGCGGCTGACCGTCATCCGGAGCAGGAAGACGATCCTGCATCGGAAGACAAACTCCGTTTATCGGGCCCTGTCTGCGGATGTCCCGACGAAGGAAGGCCTGAATATACACGGGCTCATTTTCGACGAACTGCATGCCCAGAAGAGCAGAAGTCTTTTCGATACCCTCCGTTACGGAGGGGCGGCGAGGAGGCAGCCTCTTCTCGTTTCGATCACCACAGCCGGCTTTGACCGGCAAAGCATCTGCTGGGAGCAGCACGAGTACGCCCTGCAGATCCTCAAGGGAATCATCGAGGACGAGGCGTTCTTCGCCTTCATACGGGCAGCAAACGAGGATCCGAACGAGGGCCCAGTGGATGACTGGACGGATCCCAAGACCTGGCGGAAGGCGAACCCTTCCATGGGCGTCACCATCGATGAGGAGGCCTTCGCGGCGGAATGCCGGGAGGCACAGAACAAGCCATCGCTGCAAAATGCCTTTAAGCGATACCGGCTCAACATCTGGACGAGCGCGGAAACGCGATGGCTCGATCTGGCCAGGTGGGATGCCTGCAAGGGGGCGGTGGACTCCGAGGAGCTGAAGGGGTGCGCCTTCTTTGCCGGCCTCGACCTGGCCAACATCCGGGACGTGGCCGCGGCGGTCTTTCTCTTCCCGATGGAAGACGGCAGGTTCTTCGTGACGCAGCGCTTCTGGGTCCCGAAGGAGAACATGGAGGAACGGGTCAGGAAGGACCGGGTTCCTTACGATGCCTGGGTCAGGGACGGATGGATGACCGCCACTCCCGGTGACGTGATCGACTACACCTGGATCGAAAAGGAAATCCTGGACTTTGCCGAAAGACATCAGCCGAAGGAGATCGCTTTCGATCCATGGAACGCGACCCAGATCTCGACAAACCTGCAGGAAAAGGACCTGACGGTTGTTCCGGTACGCCAGGGCTTTGCCTCCATGTCGCCACCCATGAAGCAGCTGGAAGCTCTCATCTTCCAGGGGAGAATCGTGCACGACGGGAATCCCGTCATGCGGTGGATTGGTCGACAACGTGTACGGCCACCATGGACCCCGCGGGGAACATCAAGCCGGACAAGGGGAAGAGCCGGGAGAAGATTGACGGAGTGGTCGCCTTGATCATGGCGGTCTCGAGGGCTCTGTTCGGAGAGGAAGAGGGCCCGAGCGTCTATGAGGAACGAGAACCGGTAGTCATATAGGGAAAGCCAAGGCCGCCGCGAAGGCGGCCCTTTTCATTGACCCGGGGAGGGGGGAAGACATGTCGTTCTGGGATCGGTTGAAAAGGAAATCGGCTCCCTCTCCGGGGTTTCTTGACCTGGTGAGACTCGCCCTGACAGGGGGAGTGGAGTCGGAAAGCGGGGAATTCGTTTCCCCGGACACGGCCATGAAATGCTCAGCGGTCTACTCCTGCGTGGGGATCCTGGCAGAATCGGTCGCCCAGCTGCCCTGTAAGGTCTATCGGCGGATGCCGGACGGGCGAGGAAAAGAGGAAGCTTCCGAGCATCCGCTCTCGAAGCTGTTGGGCTGGGCCCCCAATGAGTGGCAAACCTCGCAGGAATTCAGGGAAATGGCCATGCAGCACCTCTGCCTTCGGGGGAACTTCTATGCCTACAAGGTGAAGGATGGCCGCGGGATCGTGCGGGAGCTTCTGCCCCTGAACCCGGACCAGGTGACGGTAGAACAACTCCCCGATTGGTCTCTGGTCTACCGGATATTCTTCCGGGACGGGCACCAGGAGACCGTTGGCAGGGAACATGTCCTCCATATCCGGTACCGGACCCTGGATGGGATCCGGGGGATCAGCCCGATCCTCTATCACCGAGATACGGTTGGTCTGGCCCTGACGACCCTGAAGCACGGATCCAGGGTCTTCAAGAACGGTGCTCTGCCCACGGGTGTCCTGGAGCATCCCGGGAAACTCACCCAGCCAGCCCTGGATCGACTGCGGGAAACCTGGCTTTCGAATTACGGAGGAACCAACAGCGGAAAGACGGCGGTCCTGGAGGAAGGGATGAAGTTCGCTGCCCTGACGATGTCCAACGAGTCGATGCAGTATCTCCAGACCCGAGCCTTCCAGGTGGAGGACATAGCGCGGATCTTCCGGGTTCCTCTCCACATGATCCAGAGCACGGAGAAAGCCACCAGCTGGGGAAGCGGCATCGAGAACATGAGCCTCGGTTTTGTGCAGTACACGCTTCTCCCTTGGTTGAGACGATTCGAGTCGGTCTTCTGGAGAGACCTTATCCCGGCAGTTGAAAGCCAGGATGTCTACGCCGAATTTCTTGTGGATGGCCTCCTTCGCGGAGATGTGAAGAACCGCTATGCGGCCTATCAGGTGGCGATCCAGAACGGCATCATGTCGCCTAACGAAGTCAGGGCCAAGGAAAACATGAACCCCAGGGAAGGCGGAGACGAATACATGAGCCCGAAGAACATGCGCCTAACGGGGGCGGACGAGGAAGAGAAGGAGGAAGAAGATGGCCAGGGAAAGGATTAGCTGCCCCTTTGAGCTGAAAAGCGTGGATGATGCCGGCACCTTCACAGGGTATGCGAGCGTCTTCGGGGTCGTGGACTGGTGGGATGACGTCGTGGAAGCCGGTGCTTTTGCCGATTCCCTCAAGGCGAGATCCCCGGCCATGCTCTGGCAACACAACATGGACGAACCCATTGGGACGTGGCCCGAGTTGAAGGAAGACGAGCACGGGCTCTGGGTGAAGGGAAGCCTTCTGGTTAACGGAGTGGCACGAGCGACGGAAGCTCATGTTCTTTTGAAGGCAGGGGCCCTGAATGGGCTTTCCATCGGGTACAACGCCGTCGAGCGCTACTACCGCAAGGAGGGCGAAAGGGACGTGCGGGTCCTGAAGAAGGTGGACCTGTGGGAAATCAGTCTGGTCACATTCCCCGCCAACGAACAGGCGAGGGTGAGGACGGTCAAGGCCATGGAGGACTTGAGGACGATCCGGGACATGGAGGAATACCTGCGGGAGGCAGGATCTCTTTCTCGCTCCGAAGCGAAGGGCGTTATCGCCCGGGTGCGGGACGTCCTGCAGCGGGAGGCTGAAGAAAAGGCCATCCTGGCCGGGGCTACGCGGTTACTCAATCTGATGAGGGAGGGATAAGCGAATGGATCCGGAACTGAAGAAAATCCTGGACGAGCTTGCCCGTGCGTTCGAGGAGTACAAGAAGACGAACGACGAGCGGCTCGAAGGGCTGAAGAAGACGGGGCACAACAGCGCAGAGCTCGAGGCGAAGCTTGCGAAGATCGACGCGGATCTGAAGCGGCTCGACGAGGAAAAGGCCAAGCTCGAGGCAAAGATGAATCGCCCCGGGCTGGTGGCCGGTGCAGAGGATCCCGTGAAGGCCGAGCACAAGGGGGCCTTCATGAAGTGGATGCGCAAGGGCGTGGAAGAAGGCTTGGCGGATCTGCAACTGAAGGCGATCCAGACGAGCGTGGAAGGGGACGGAGGGTACGCGATTCCCGAGGTCCTCAACCGGGATATCTACAGCCTCCTCCAGAAGGCGACGCCCATGCGGAACGTCTGCCGGGTCATCACCGTGGGAGGCGGGGAGTACAAGGAGCTCGTAAACAAGCACGGCGCGGCTTCCGGGTGGGTCGGTGAAACAGACGCCCGTACGGCTACGAACACGCCGAGCCTGGCGGAACTGACTCCCTACATGGGGGAGATCTACGCCTACCCCCAGGCGACGCAGCGAGCTCTCGACGATCTGTTCTTCGACGTGGAGGCCTGGCTTGCAGCCGAACTGCGCGATGCCTTCACGATTGCGGAGAACGCGGCCTTCACGACCGGAAACGGGACGAACAAGCCGAAGGGTTTCCTGGCTTACACCGCGGCTCTCACTGCCGACGGGACCCGGGCCTTCGGAAGCCTGCAGTACCTCAGGACCGGAGTGGCGGACGGACTGCCGACGACGGATCCGGGAGATCTGCTCATCGACGTGGTCCATGCCCTCAAGGCGGGGCACAGGGCCAACGCGAGGTGGATGCTCAATGGCCTGACCCTGGCCAAGATTCGCAAGTGGAAAGATGCGGACGACAACTACCTCTGGCAGCCGGGGCTTCAGGCGGGAGTACCTTCGGCGCTTCTCGGATACCCGGTGACGGAGAACGAGGACATGCCGGATGTGGCAGCCGACGCTTACTCCCTGGCATTCGGGGACTTCCGCGCCGGCTACACCATCGTCGACCGCGTGGGTATCCGGATGCTCCGGGATCCCTACACGAACAAACCCTACGTCGGGTTCTACACGACCATGCGCGTGGGCGGGTTCCTGAAAGATTCCGAAGCGATCAAGCTCGTGAAGTGCGAGGTCACGCCGTAGGCGACAGGAAGCGAGTGACGAAGCGGGGGCATTTTGCCCCCGCTTTTCCTTCGAAAGGAGGGATCCGCGTGAAGGTCAAGATACTAAAACCCTGCACCTGGTGGGAGGGGGGCTACAACAAACGGGAGCTTGAGCCGGGGATGGAGGTCGACGTCTCGGAAAACTTCGGAAAGCATGTGGTCGAGAAGGGGCTGGCTGAAAGCCTGTCGTCGACCGGGGAGGTGAAGGAGGGCGATGTGGCGGCAAAAGACACCACCGACAGCGGAACCGCTGGTTCTGGAGGAGGCAAAGCTTCATCTTCGAGTCGAAAACGCCGAGGATGACGCTCTCATCGGCACCCTGATCTCCGCGGCAAGGGAGGCGGCAGAGACGTTTCTGGGAAGGGTGATCTCAGAGCGGCAGTTTGAGATCATCCTGGATCGCTATCCCGAGACTCCCTACAGGTTTCCGATTCTTCCTGTCCAGACTATCCAGTCGATCGTCTGTGTCCTGGAAGATGGAACAGAGGTTGGGCTGACCGAAGGAACATTTCGCCTCGTTGCCGATGACAGGCTGGTTGTTGATGCCTGGCCGGAAGGAACATCAAGGACTTACGACGCAGTAACCATCACCGTAACCGCGGGGACCGAGGCCGTTCCGGCCAGATGGAAACAGGCCATGCTCCTGCTGATCGGCCACTGGTACGAGCACCGGGAGAGCGTGAACATCGGCAACATCGTGAACGAGGTTCCCCAGGGATTCGAGATGCTCCTTTGGCCCGATCGGGTGGTTCCGTCATGAAGATCGGGGACTTGCGGGAAAGAATCGAGATTCGCCGCAAGGAACTGGCCCCGGACGGGATGGGCGGTCACACGGAAACGGAAACAGTCGTGGGGGTCCTTTGGGCGAAGGTCACAGTGCCAAGATCCAAAGATGGCATCGTGGCCATGAGGGACGCGGAGATACGGACCCACGAGATCACGGTTCGGTCCTACGCCAACGTCCGGATGAACGACCTGGTTGTCTGGAAAGGGGAAAGACTGCTGGTCCGCTCCCTGCGCCCAGACCACGAGTCCATCGTTTTCGATTGCGTTCCGGAGGACAGGTAAATGCGGGCGGATTTGAGTCGCGCTGCGGAGAAGCTGAAAAGGGCCGGAGAGGGTGAGGTCCGGGAGAAGGTTTTCGAGGAACTGGGCAAAGGCGGGGAAAGGATCTGCGAGGATGCGAAGAGACGGGCCCCAGTCCGGACAGGGGATTTGAAGCAGTCCCTCAAGGTGAGGAGGTACAAGAAGTCTCTTTCTGTTGCCGTGGAAGCAGATTACCCGAAGGCGGCGAAATACCGGAAAGGCAAAGGAAGCAAGAAATCACCAGGGGGCTCTCGGGTCTATTACGCCTTCGCGATGGAGTACGGAACGCGAAAGGACGCGGCACAGCCCTTTCTCGGTCCGGCACTTGAAGCGAACGAGGAAGAGATCGAGGAACGGATTCTCGATGCCGTGGAGGAGGCGCTGTTATGAATCTGGAAAGCCTTTACACGGAGCTTTACGCTGCGTTGACCGGAAACACTGCGCTTACGGCAAAGGTGACCGGAATCTTTGACGGCCTGGCGCCGGAATCCCAGGCTGGCCCCTTCATCGTGATGGGAGAGCTCCAGGAGCTTCCCGGGCGGACGATGGACGAGGAAGAGCGTAAAAGTCTCGTCACGTTTCACATCTGGAGCGACTACCGTGGCCGAAAGGAGGTGCTCCAGGTGGCGGAAGCTCTGGACAAGGCCATGCCTGAGGGCTTCCTGTTCGACGAGATACAAGTTTTGAGAGACTCGGATAACTGGTGGCATGGTGTGTCCACCTATCGAACCTACAGAGGGAGGTGAGTTGTTTTGAGCAAGGTGGCTGCGAAGAGCTCAAAGATCGTTCTTTACTTCGGTACACCCACTCCGGCCGCGGTGGCCTTTGTGGAGGTGAAGTCCTACAGCCTGCAGGTCTCCAAAGGAAGCATCGACGTCTCGGTCCTGAGCACGGACTGGAAGGAGTACCTGTCGGGACAGCGGGAATGGAAGGGAACCCTCGAGCTCTACTGGAACCCCGCGGATGCTTCGGCGGAGAAGCAGGTCAACACCATCCTGATGGCAGATGGAGGGCTTCGAATCGGTTATCGCCCGGAAGGGACCGGAGTCGACCTGCCCGAGTTTGTTGGCGACGCTGTGATCACCGACTGGAACCTGGGTGGTTCCACGAACGATGCTGTTGGAGTTTCCGTGAGTTTCCAGGGTAACGGGGCACTGGAAGAAGAAGTCCAGACGGCATAGGCGGCAAAGGGGTAAGGACGATGAGACGGGCCGGAATCCTCCGGCCCGATTTTCTTTTGCAGGGAGGCAGAAACCGTGATCGAACAGGCGAACGAAATCACCTTGGCCGGCCAAAAGCTGAAGATCCACTACGGCACCAACGCGGTTCGGGAGATCGAAAAAACCTTGGGAAAGACGATCTTCGAGATCCTGCGGGAAATCCGGAACGAAGGAATAGGGGTCAATGAGATCGTCGTCATCATCTGGGCCGGGCTGATCAAGAACTATCGGAGGGTCACCCAGGAGGCGGTCTGCGACTGGCTCGACGAGGACATGGATCAGATCGAGGAAATCTCGGGGATTTGCGCGAACGCTCTTGCCCAGGCCATGACGCGCTACATCAAACCCGTCACGAAGAACCCTGAAGAAGCGGAGGGGCAGGAAGGAAAAAACTGACCCCGGGGGCCTGGGAAAGGCAGTGGCAGGAAATCTACTGGACTGCCCTCGGTCCCCTTGGGTTGACCCATGAAGATCTTTGGACGGTGACGGTGGGCGAGCTCTCGGACCTCATGGACGGTTACCGCTATCGAAACTGGCTCGAGATGGAGAGGTTGGCCACTCTTGCAGCCTGGATCGTGAACGGCTCGGGGATGTGCACCCGTACTGTCAAAGCTAGCGATCTGGTTGGTCACTGGTGTGACGGTCTGGTCCTCGGGAAGATGGAAGCCCTGGATTACATGAAGCGGAAAGTGCTCGAATCCCAAAGAGAGGGGGGATAAGCCATGGCGAAGAGCCGGAAGGTCAAGATCATTCTTGCGGTGGACATCACTGAGGCCGAAAAGCAGGTCAAGGCCTTCGGCAACAGGCTGGAATCCCTGGGCGGGAAAACCGAACGGTTCGGCTCATCCCTGGCTAAGCTGACCGCACCTCTCGCGCTTCTGGGCGGCATGGCCATAAAAAGCGCCTTCCACATAGACGAGGCCTTCGATACCCTGGCCGTCAAATCCGGGGCAACCGGCCGGGAGCTTGAAAACCTAAAACAGGACTTCAAGTCACTCGCTCCCCAGGTGACTCAGCCTTTCGAGGTGACCGCGGCAGTTCTCGGGAACCTTTATACCCGGCTGAACCTTTCGGGAGAAGGATTGCAGAGCATGGGAAGGGCAGCCCTGGACGCCGGCAGGCTTCTGAAGGAGGACCTGAGTTCTGTCGTGACCGGAAGCACCCGGGTCATGAAGGACTGGGGAGTGGCCAACGAGCAGGGCACGATACTCCTGGACAAGCTTTTTCTTGCAGGCCAGAAGACCGGAGCGGGGTTGGGACAGCTTTCGGAGGAGCTTGTCAGGTACGGGGCCCCCATGCGTCAGCTGGGGTTCAACCTGGATACGGCTACAGCATTGTTGGCGGAATTCGAAAGACAGGGTGTCAATACGGAGCTGGTCATGGGATCCCTGAGGATCGCCCTGTCGAAAATGGCAAAGGCTGGGGTAAAGGATGCGGCTGGGGCCCTTGACGAGGCGATTCAGAGAATACGGACAGCCGGCAGCGTGGGGGAAGCCAACGCCCGGGCGCTCGAGATCTTCGGCGCGAAGGCGGGGCCGGACATGGCCGCTGCCATCCGGGAAGGACGTTTCGAGGTTGCGGAACTGACCAAGGCCCTGCAGGGAGCTGAAGGGGCGATCCGGAACGCTTCGAAGGAAACGGACGGCTTTGCCGAAAAGTGGGATCGGCTGAAAAACAGGCTCGGGATTGCTTTGGAGCCGGTTGGAACACAGCTTTTGGCTATGGGGGAAGAATCTCTGGGCCCTCTTAACAAGGCGGTCGATGTCCTGAGCGGCTCTTTCGGGGAATGGGCCATAAAGGTGGGTCTGGCCGCTACGGCCCTGGGAGCCGGTACTGGGGTCGTTGGATGGTGGATATCCTCACTGGGAAAGATGTTGAAAGCCGGGACCGGTCTTCTTGGCTGGTATGTGGCTGCCATCAAGAACATGGGAACCTGGATTTCCCTCTTGCCCGAAGCGATAAGAACGGGAGCGGACTTCACGGCATGGCTTGTTCTTGCAAAGGATGGAGTTGAAGGGGTTGCCCTGGCAGTTGCCTCTTTGGCGGGGAAAATTTCTTTTCTCCTGATTCCGGCTCTCGCCGGTCTCATGGCTTATGAGGTCTTCTTCCAGAAGGACAGCTACGCGGTGAGCCCGACCGGTGGGCCGAATTCCACTCTCGCGGTTCCTCAAACCCGCGGAGAGAGGAAGGTATCAACCGAGGCTTTTTACGAAAAGCTCGAAGCTCAGCGCCTGGCGGCTGTTCGGGAAGCAGTTACGACAACGGAATCTCCGGGTTCAGGAGCCTTAGGGAGCGGGAAAGGGACAGGGGCAAGAGGGGCCTCTTCTGGCATATCGGCCGCGGCAAGCCTGGTATCGAAGATTCGGGACCAGATGGCCTACCTCGGGGCGGATGGGCGGGATGTTCTTTCCCTGCTCGACCAGTGGCAAAAGAAACTTGTCCCCTTGAGCGAGGACTGGAAGAAGATCGCGGATCTGCAAAAGGATATCCGATCCGAGATGTCCCGCACAGTCGGACAAGAAACAGCCGCGGCGTTCAAGCGCTCCGAGTCGGCGGTCCAGGCGGATGAACTTAAGCGGGCGGAAAAGTCGGCAGCCGAACTGAAGCAACTTGCCCAGGACGTGAACGACGGGATTTCTGCTTTCTACGACACGCAGGCCTGGGGAAACCGGATGGGGCTCCTCGGGGATCCCGAGTATCTTGATTCGCTGACCCGGTCCCTTTCTTCAATGAAGGCTGAAATCGCCACTATCGGTCTCGACCCGGAACAGTTTGGAAACTGGACGGAGCCCATGAGGGAACGCTTTGCGGAGATCCAGGACGTCATGGCGCAAATCGCTTCCACTTCTCTGGACACTCTGGCCAAGCAGTTCGAAAAACGGAACCCTGTCCGCGGAAGGCTACAGGGAGGCCCTGTCCAGGCTCCTGGACCAGTATGCCGGATTTCCATTGGTAGTGAAGGACATCGAAAAAGAATATGGCGGCACTGGACCAGACGGTGAACTCCACGAAGGTCTCAATGACACGTCTCATAAAGGAAGCGGACAAGGCTCTGAACGACAAACTGGCCTTGCTCGGTGACGACTTGGCGAGCGCCTTCGCAGGGGCCATCGCGAAGGGGGAAAGCTTGGGGGAGACGCTCCAGAATCTGGCGGAGGATATTGCCTACCTCATTATCAAGTCTTTGGCCCTAAGGGCGATAAGCGGAATCTTCGGAGGCCTCTTCGGTGGAACAGGGATCGGGATGCATTCCGGAGGGATCGTTGGGGAGGATGCCCCGAGCTTTGTGCGGAGTCTGCCTCGTTTCCATTCGGGCGGGGTCGTAGGAGCCGACGAACACCTTGCTATCCTCCAGACAGGCGAGGGGGTTTTCTCCAGGAAACAGATGCAGGCCATGGGAGAGGGGCTGGGTGGGCAAAACGTAAACGTCACGATGAACATCCAGGCGATTGACGCTAAGGGGATCAAGGACTTCTTTTCCCAGAACCGAGGGTTTGTGCAGGAGATCGCCGTGCAGAGCGTGAAGAAATCCGGCGCCCTGCGGATGGCCATCCGGGGGGCTTGAGGATGAGTCGAGCCCCGGGAAGCTACAAGGGAACATCGGAAAAGGACCAGGTTGCACCGATCCTTTTCTTGCGGGTGCTGAACCTTCCGAGTAAGGCAAATCCCTCGGAGAAGACAAACCTCTACCTGACGGACGCAGAGGAACCGATCAGCTTCTTCGACGAGAACGGAAACGCGGAAGCCTACCTGCCGGTGGGCCTCACGTTCGACAAGGTGTCAGCGGACCAGACGCAGGAGGTGAAAGCCTTCAGGCTCACGATTGATAACGTGGGGCGGGAGTTTTGCAGCCTGGCCTCCACGGTCGAGATCGAGGGCTGCGAGGTTCATGTCCTCCGAGCCTTCAGGGAGAACCTCTCGGCACCCGAATCAGCCCAGACGGTCATCGTGGGGCGGATCAACTCCTGGGCGATCGGGGAAAGCGAAATCGAGGCAGAAGTCCAGATACCCATCAGCCTGAGACAGAGGGTTCCGAGAAGGATGTTCTGGCCCCTGTGCAACTGGCAGTATAAGTCGGACGAGTGCGGGTATTCCGGGGTCCAGACGGCCTGCGACCACACTCTGGATACCTGCAAGGCCTACGGGAACAACGGTCGGTTCGGTGGATTCCCGCACCTGCTGAAGTCTCGGGATCCGAGCAACGTATGGACGAAAAACTGATTTCAATGATCGGAATTCCGTGGAAACTTGGAGGGCGGGACCGGGGCGGCATCGACTGCCTCGGTCTCGTCATTCTTGCGGAGCGGGAGCTCTTCGGGGTCAGGATACCGGACCTGTGGAATTACAACGGCCAAAGCTATGGAGAAATCTCCCGCAAATCTGCGGACATTATGGATAGTCTGGGGTACCTACGCGTAAAGGTTCCGGAAAACGGCGACATCGCGCTCCTGGAGTTAGGCGGATTCGGGCACCTAGGGGTCTGGATAGAGGGCGGGGTCCTTTCAATAGTAGAAAAGCGGACAAGCACCTGGAAGAGGCGAACTCTTCCTTTTCTTTATTTCAGACCGGGGAGGTGAGTAGATGGGTGTCGGAATGGCGTTAGGGGCACTGTTGGGTATGGCGGCCGGCGCCGCAGGGCTCACTCTTCTCGGTTTCACGGTGGGAACCATGTGGATCCTCGGGGCCTCGCTCGGTTCCCTGTTCGACATGGCGTCCATGTCCACGCCGAGCACGACCTACACCCTGGATCCCATAAGCAACCCCATGGCCGAGCTGATCCCTGTCCCGGTTCTCTACGGGAAGACCAGGACGGCGGGGAACATCTTCTACCAACAGTTCTACGACTCGGACCGGAAGACGGTCTACCAGCACGTAGCGGTTTCCGAGGGGCCTCTGGTCTCGGGAGGACTTGCGGCGGGCAACGTCATGGCCAACGATCAGGACTGTGCAAACCTGGATACTCTGGAAGTGGAGGTTTTTCAGGGGACTTCCAATCAAGCGGCTTCCACCTGGGATCCGGAAGGGCTGGCATATCCCTTCCTGGCCTATGCGGCCATAAAGATCTCCGCATCCTCGAAGCTGCAGGGGACACCGACGATCACTGTGGTGGCCCGTGGGAGGGACATCGACTACCCGGGCAAGGCCTCGACGACCGCCTACCTGGCAGCCCAAACGAGCGCCTCCTCGGGGAACAACACGACAAAGTCCTTCGAGGGCTACAAGGACGACACGAGGAACTGCCACGCCATCGGCTACAGCAGGGTTTGCGTGGTTTTTCATCCGGAAAACGATTCCTGCCTGCAGTGGTTGATAACCTACTACCCGAGCATGGGGATCCTTTCGGATTTTTACTCAAATCTGGCAAAGGACCAGATCGTCTGCATCCCCTTTGCCTTTAACGACAACGGGAGTCAGTTGACGGTCGATGTCTTTCCTGACAGCACCCTTGGGGTATATTACCGGTTCACCCTGACGGCCTCAGAAGCGGAGGAGCCCTTCACGAAGTCGCTTGAAAACGGAGTGGCCCTGCACTGGGAGCTCCGCCATGTCGAGGATGGAGATTTCGCCGGTGTGCTCTATGCGAAGGTTCCTGTCGATCTTCTTCCAGCAAGCGGAAGGGCAAAGATATTCTTCCAATCCGTGGGAAACCCGCCTCCCAAGTTGGCGGGACTCCTGCCATACACGGACATCCTGAGCGACAGTCCCTGGACGGGGTTCGACAATACGGGCAGCTACAATAACCCCGTTTGGTGCATCTACGACCTGCTGACCAATTCCCGGTATGGTTGCGGCCTGCCGGAGGCATGGTTCGATCTGGACAGCTTTTCAGAGGTGGCCATGCAGTGCGAAGAGGAAGGAATCGAGCTCAACTACATTGTCGACAGCCAGAAGCCAATCGTCGACCTTCTGCAGGAGATGTTGGCCGTATGCAGAGGTTGGCTCAATTTTCGGGATCTTGTCCGGATCGGCATGGACAAGGCGGTTATTTCCTATTCAAGGGTCCTAACGGCAGACGACATCTTTGAAGGATCTTTCAGTTACTGGACCACGGCTCTGGACGAAAGGCCGAACCGGATCATCCTGGAATATGTCGACGGGGTTGATGACGGTGATGGGACCTGGGAAACGGTGACGAAGACCAGGGAAGATTGGGACGATATCCAAGTCAGGGGCGCCTACGAGAAGCGGATATCCGTTAATGGCGTCACCGGAAATTCTCAGGCCAGAGCCCTTCTCAATTACATGTGGGAGATAGCCCACAGGTGCGTGACCTACTGTTCCTTCCGGACAGGGCTTCACAATTCGGATATCGAGGTGGGCGACGTTGTCTCTGTCACCTACGATCTTCCCGGCTGGACGGAAAAATGGATGCGGGTGATCGGGGTGGAAGACGACCCCGAAGGGTTCATCACCCTGACCTGTCTCGAGTACGACGAAGCCGTCTACGACACGTCGGACGACGTCTAGGGGGGGAAGACATGGCTCCGGTCATCAAGTGGAAGGATGGATCCGGAAACTGGATCCTGTGCGACACGCCTGAAAAGAGCCGGCTGATGCACCTTGACCGGATCCGGAAAAGACATGAAGCCCTCGTAAAGGAGGGCTTCATGTGTACCCAGGGCTGGCGAATGAATATCGGCACGGAGCACGCCACTCTCCTGGATGGCGGGATCCGCTTTGCGGAACAGATGGGACAGGTTGCAATCACGGTCCGGGACTGGCACAACCAAAAGCACGAGGGAATTTCACTTGAGGTGGCCAGGGGCATTCTGGAGGAGATCGTCGCCGAGCAAATGCGCCTGCTTTACAGGAAGTGGGATTTTCAGGATCAGGTGAAGACTGCCGAGACCTGGGAAGTCCTTCAAGCACTTCAGGCGGAGTATGAGGGGGACTGGTAGGCATGGAAACCTTCGAGTGGACGCCCTATTGCCCACCTGAGGTAAGGGAGGGTTTTCGGGTTGTTTCGAGCCAATATGAGAGTGGACGGTCCAGACGCTACTACAAGGGCAGGTCTCCCCGGAGGTGGACCCTGCAGTTTCGCGCCAGGGTGCAGACCATGCGGGAAATTCAGGACTTTTACCGAGATCGAAAGGGTCCTTTCGAGGCCTTCCGATGGAGGGAGCCCTACGGGAACGAGCTTGTGACGGTCCATTTCGCAGATGAAGCGTTGGACATCGCTTCGCAATGGAAGAGGAGCATGGAAACGGGGTTGTTGGAGATCGTGTACGGGACCTTCACCCTGACAATTGAAGAAGTCCTGTAAGGAGGGAGACGGATGCCGAGCGTATTTTGCAGGGCGGCCGAACTAGACCTAGTCCTTCAGCCTGGTGGGCAGATCTACGTTCCAATGCAACTGCTGGACGAGGAAGGAAATCCCGTTCTAATCCCGGAGGGAACAACGGCCGAAGCAGAGGTGAGGACGGCACCGAAGGGTGATGGCGGAACTCTGGTTCTTGCTCTGACGGTAACACTGACCCACTCGGAAGGTCGGATCCTTCTTTCGTGCCCGAGCACGGATACGGGAGCTGTTGAAACTCCTGCGGATGAAAAGGGGCATTACTGGGACCTGGAGGCGATTTTCACCGATGGGAACCGGGAGAGATGGTTCACCGGGAGGTGCCCCGTGATCAAGGAGGTGACGGACTGATGCCGCGTGTCGAGATCCCCAGGCCGATTGTCAAAGTCTTGTCGGGAAACTCCAGGGTCGAGATACCGCGGGCGATTGTCGCGATGCAGCCTGGGACGGTCAGGGTTTACCTTGGTGGCATCAAGGGGGATTCAGGTGACAGTGGGACAAGCTGGTATGTCGGTTCCGGCATGCCTCCTTCAGGAACCGGCAACCTGAACGACTGCTGGCTGGACACGGAAACAGGAGATGTCTACCAGAAAACGCAAGCAGGCTGGGGAACGGCTCTCCTCAACCTCATCGGACCCCAGGCACCGGCCGTGACCTACCAGTATTCAGTCGACGGGGTGACTGGTTGGCATGGGACCTATACGGGAGGGGACCTGTACTGCCGGATTTCGGTGGATGGCGGCACTACGTGGTCTGCCACCATGAAATTCATTGGTGACAACGGCGCTAACGCTCCCGCGGTCCAGTATCAGTATTCTTCGGACAATTCAAGCTTTCACGAAACCTTCGTCTCCGGCGACAAGTATGTCCGGTGGAGTGCGGATGGGGGAAATACCTGGACGGCTGGATTTAAGTTCATAGGAGAAGATGGTGCGGGCTCGGGAGATGTCGTGGGGCCCCTCTCCTCGACGAACCTTCGTATTGCAGTCTTCAACGGCATTACAGGGAAGGCTCTAGCGGACGGCGGCAAGCTGATTGCCGACCTGATGGCACACTCCCTAGCCACGGCTACTTCTGATTTCCTTGTGGGTTCCTCCGGTGGTGGGACTTTCGAGAAAAAAACACTGACAGAAACCCGGACACTTCTTGATATCCTCCGGGCCTCGGCTGCGTCGCTGGCGGGAGCTCTGGACTGCAATAACTATGCGGTCTACTGGGATCTCTACACGGTCAGCGGCACGACGATCAACGTGGCGAACGGGAACAAACAAAAACTGACCTTGAGCGGGTCGAACATCACGGTCACTCTCACTTCACCCGCCGGGCCAACGGCATTNNACCTTTTTATCTACCAGGACGCAACGGCCAGAACGATTACCTGGCCAACGATCCTGTGGGCCAACGGTACGGCTCCGGACCTAACGACCGCAAGCGCCAAGTACGGCATCTGTCTCGCCTGGGATGGGACCAACTGGTTCGGGTCCTGGGCGAAGTACTCGTAGGGTGATGGTATGAGCCAGACACTTCGCCCATCATCCGATGTCGTAAAATCGGGGCTCACCATTGTAACCGGGAGCTATGCCTATGCGGTGGTTGACGAAGAGGCGGTCGTTTGGACCGATTATTTTCACCGGCCCTCTGGTGAGAGCTATGCGGGGTCGGGCTACGGCACCCTGGGGATGACTGATCCGGCCTTGACTCCGGTCACGCCCGTCAACACGGGTGACGTAGTTATCAACTATGCAGTGAACCTATACCGTGTGGTGGACGGAACAACCGGGTACGGGAAGGTGGATATCGCACTTTATCAGGGGGCTACATTGGTCGAATCCTTTACCCTGACAGGGGGGAGCGGTTTCTACGGTCAGCAGACCGGGAGCCTGAGCATCGCTAGCAGCAACTTCAGCAAGATCACGGATTGGACCGACGTGAGGATTAAGGTCACCTGTTACTGCGTAACAAAGACTCAGAAGATCGGGGATATGACCTACACAGTTTATGCGGGTTCCGCCTGCAACTGGATCGAATTGATAGTTCCTGATCCGACGGTTAGCGGTCCGGGCCTTGAAATGGGTATGGCTGCATGAACGGAGGTGAGTAAATGGAAATCAATCTCTATGCATACGGAAAAGACGGAAGATCCCTGGGGGTTGAAATATCCCATTCGGACGTCGAGGTGGATTTGTCCGGATACACACCGCCTGCAGGGCATACATTCCAGGTCCCTCCGAAATACACCTCTTCAACTCAGGTTCCTGTCTGGGAAGACGGGAAATGGGTGATTCACGAGCTCTCGGATTTTGAGGAACCCAAGCCTACTCTCGAACAGGCGAAGAGCTTGAAACTTGAAGAAATCGCCTTATGCCGATGGAGTCAGGAAATCAGCGGCATGACTTTACCGGACGGAACGATCATAAAGACGGACCGGGAATCCCAGGCCCTTCTGACCGGAGCGGCCCTGGCTGCAACGATCGATCCCGTCACTCCCATCGAATGGAAAGGTGTGAACAGCTGGGTGACTCTTACTGCAGCTCAAGTCCTAGAAATCGCTGCAGCGGTTAGGGCCCATGTTCAGGCGGTTTTTTCCAGGGAGAAAGTGCTGTCTGAGAAAGTGGAAGCTTGTGAAGATATCGCTGAGGTTGAGGCGATTACCTGGTGATGGAGGACGACAGCACGAGAGCGGGGGCCCTGCGGGGCCCCTTTTTGCTGGGAGGTGATCGCGTGTCGGAGGAATTTTCGATCTTGGAAAGGTTGAAAGGTCTGGAAACTGAGCAAAAGAACGTCCAGAAATCATTGGACGACATGAAAGGTTCCATGAAAGAGATGACCGACACCTTCACGAGATTCATGACCCAGCAGGCTACGGTCGATGCACGACTCCTCGCGATCGAGCAGGATCTTCGCGACGGCCGCCAGCATTTTAAGGCTCATGACGAGGCTATAGCCTCTATGAACAAGCGGTGCGATCAGAATCAGGGACAGCGTGACGCGACAAAGAAGCACCTGGATAAGGCCGAGGAACAAGAGAAGAAGGTCCAGGGGGCAGTCCTCACCGCAGGTTGGGCCGAAAGATCGGTCTGGCTCCTGATAACGGGTGTCTTGGGAATTCTCCTTTACCTGGCCACTCGCGGTGCGGCTGGAGGGCCGTGATCATGGCCAAACTTTCGGAACATTTCGATGAAAAAGAGTTCCTTTGCAAGTGCTGTGGAGCCGGTCACGGGAGGATCCATCCGCATCTCGTGCTTGGGCTGGAGATGCTTAGAGATCTAATCAAAAGACCGATTATCCTGACCTGTGCATATCGTTGCCCCAAACACAACGCGGAGGTGGGGGGAGTCACGAATTCCTACCACGTCCAGGGCTACGCTGCGGACATCTATGTCACAGGTTTGACGCCATATGAAATTGCTGGCCAGGCTGCTCGTGTGCCGATGTTTCTCAATGGAGGAATCGGAATCTACCCAACATCGGGTTTCGTTCATGTTGATGTTGGGCACAAGAGGCGGTGGATGGGATGAGCATGCCTGACAAGGCCCTACGGTTCGTTTTGAATTCCGAGGGGGGCGTCTCAGACGATCCGCTAGATCGCGGAGGGCTGACGAATCGAGGGATCACCCAGGGAACCCTCGACGGGTGGAGGAAGTATCACCCGGATTTTCCGCCTAGTGTCCGGGAGCTTACCGTATCCCACGTTCGGGCGATATAATGAGAGGCAGTATTGGAGGGCGGCCGGGTGCGATCTGATGCCTTGGCCGCTTTCTCTTGCTGTATTCGATATGAGTGTCCATTCCGGGCATGGCCGATCCGTTGAGTATCTGCAGAGGGCACTGGCTGATTTTGGAGCCAGGCTGGCCATCGATGGGGGGTTCGGGCCGAAGACGCAAGCAGCGCTCGGAGAAGTCCTGATTAAGGTTGGGCCTGTAAACGTGGCCTTGAGTCATATCGGCCTTCGCCGGTGTTTCTTGCGCGCGATCGTCTACGGGAACCCGGTTCTTGGCTTCAAAGAGGGGAATCTCTCTCAAGCTAGGTTCCTGAGGGGCTGGATGAACCGGCTGAAAAGGCTGGAGATGGTTGTCAGACAGGGGTGACGGCATGGGCGTCGTATCGAGGGAGGCCATCCTTCTCAGTGGCATATTCGCAGGATTCCTGTTTCTGATCTGCTGGCTGAACCGGAACGGCAGGACGTTCTTCAACGATAGCGAGGGATTGACGATCGACGAGTTCGCGGCCGTGTCTGCCCTCCCGCTCTGGATATACGTCGGGATCTCCATGGCGCTGAACGGTCCAAATATCACCGAGGTTGAGGTTGATTTTTTCGAAGTTTTGTCGTGGGTTCCTGTTGCGACGATCGCGAAGCAGGCCGTGGCCAGGTTCGGCTTCCCTGGGAAACGCGGTTCAAAGGCCCCCGACTACGGGGGATACGGAGGATATGGGGGAGGCTACGAGGGCGAGGATTACGCCCAGCAGCCCCCGGAAAGGAGGCAGCCCTGATGGGTGCGTTCTGGTCGAAGTTCGTGGAAGGTTTGAAGTGGGTATGGACGAAAGCAAAGGCGGTTGTGGCCTTTGTCGTGGATTTTGTGGCCTGGCTGAGGGAACGAGGGAAGACAGAATGACGTTCAAGACGGCGCGGAACCTGGTGCTAATCCTTGTGGCGATCATAAGCCTTCTTGCCGGGTCGATCTACTGGTTCGGGCGCAACTATTACTCGACGCAGATATCAGTGCTCAAGAACCAGGTGAAGTTGCTGGAATCCGAGATCCACGTGACGCAGAAGCAGATCGAGGATCTCCAGAAGCAATATGGCCAAGTAAACGACTGGATGGGGAAGGAGGCGAAGGCGCGTGTCAAAACAAAAGTCCAGGCAGTTAAGAATGCTGACGCTGATGGCATTGCTCGGATCCTTGTTGATTATGTTCGGTCCGATACAAGCCCAGGGGGGAACGCAAGCGCCGTTTTCAAAGACGAAGCCGGTTCTCAATGAAACGGTCCTGCCCTTCGAAGGGACAAGCCTGGCCAGTTTCGATCTCGGGTCTGAGCCCTACGTCGAGCCTTACGTGGATCCGCGGGACGGGCAGCTGAAGCTGCTGATGACGCTTCCTTTTGCCCGCGGGCTCGCTACAAAGGTCCTGACGCAGGAAGAGCAGCTGGCTGTTGCATTGGAAGGACACAAGCGGAAGGACGAGATTCAGGCAAGCATGGCAGTCGAGATTTCGAACTTAAATGAAGAAATCAAGCGAAAGGACGCCGTTGCGAACCAGTGGGCCGAGGTGGCCGTGAAGGCTAACGAAGGGCTGGCTGCCTTCCGGAAGCAGATGTTCTTCGAGAATGTGAAGTGGGCCGCAGGAGGCGTTGCTGTGGGCTGGATCCTCCACGAGGTTTTCGATTAA